CCGTCCGGTGTGCAGCACCTGGTGCTGGCAAGGACTCTGAAGCTGCCACAGAAGCAGCACCTGAAGCTGCACCGGCAGCCAAGGTCTCGGTCAAGCCCGCAGCGGCACCGGCTCAGGATCAAGACGAAGAGTCTGATGCTCCTGTAGCCAGCCAGCCAGTCCAAAAGCCCGAAGGCAAAAGCCAGAGCGCCCAGGACATCCTGGCCATGATCCGTAGCCGTCAGAAGCAAGCGTGATAAACAAGGGTGGGGTTCGCCCCACCCTTTGTTCTTACTCAATCTACAGGATAATCTATGGCCAAACCCTTTGACGCTTCAAAATTCCGCAAGGAAATTACCAAATCAATCGATGGACTAAGCATCGGTTTCAACGATCCCACTGACTGGATCTCAACTGGCAACTACACACTGAATTACCTGATCTCGGGTGACTTCCACAAAGGAGTACCCTTGGGCAAGGTCACTGTGTTTGCAGGCGAGTCTGGCGCCGGCAAGAGCTACATCTGTTCAGGCAATATTATCAAAAACGCCCAGGAACAAGGTATCTTTGTTGTGCTGGTGGACAGTGAAAATGCACTAGACGAAGCCTGGCTTACGGCCTTGGGCGTGGATACCAGCGAATCAAAACTTCTCAAACTCAGTATGGCCATGATCGACGATGTGGCCAAGACCATCTCAACGTTCATGAGCGACTACAAGACCCTGGCCGACGGCGAGCGTCCCAAAGTCCTGTTCGTGATCGACAGCCTAGGCATGTTGCTCACCCCCACTGATATCAACCAGTTTGAAGCCGGTGACATGAAAGGTGACCTGGGTCGCAAGCCCAAGGCTCTCACGGCCCTGGTGCGTAACTGTGTGAACATGTTTGGCAGCTACAATGTGGGACTGGTAGCAACCAATCATACCTACGCCAGCCAAGACATGTTTGATCCCGATGACAAGATATCGGGCGGTCAGGGCTTTATCTATGCCAGTTCGATCGTGGTTGCTATGAAAAAGCTCAAGCTCAAAGAGGACGAGGACGGCAACAAGATCTCGGATGTCATGGGCATCCGTGCTGCCTGCAAGGTCATGAAAACACGCTATGCCAAGCCCTTTGAGAGCGTACAGGTCAAGATCCCCTACGAAACCGGTATGAATCCCTACTCGGGACTCACAGACATGGCCGAAAAGAAAGGCCTGCTCAAGAAGGACGGCAATCGACTGCTGTTCAAGGCCAGTGACGGGTCGGAAATCAAACTGTTCCGCCGTGCCTGGGAAGCCAACGAAGACGGTTGTTTGGACCGTGTGATGGCTGACTTCCAAAATTTCAAGTCTGAGGTAAGTAACGCTGATCCAACCTCAGAGGAGAACCAGGAATGACAGACACAGTTCATGCAGCCCACGACATCTGGCAAGAAATGCGTCACTATATCAACACCACAGATCAGCAGGAAGCAGCCGAAACCCTGCTGGGGGTCTTGATTGACCGCGATTGCGAGCTGGATGACATACGTGAAGCCTTCGCCGGAGATAGCCTGATGCGACGAGCCTTGGCCGACTATCTTGAAAACTCCGGCGACGAGGACAGCGACGACTACGACGAAGACGACGAAACCTACTAACACATGTGGTACAGCCGCATACAGGCCAGTCTTGGTGCCGTCCCGGATTTCATCGAACACTACAACCGTGAGCTTGAAGATGCCCGGCGCGATTGCCGCATCGCGGGAGTGGTAGAAACCAACCTCAAAGAGCTGCCGGGCGTGACCGAGCATCGCTTCAATCAGCTGCAAGAAATTGAAGCGGTGCTCAACTATCTCAATATCCAGCTGAGAAAGATACGCCGACGCCACTTCCAGAAGTATCTGGAAGGCTATGCGCGAGCTCTCAGCAGCAGGGATGCCGAGAAGTATGTGGACGGTGAAGAAGAAGTGGTGGATTTTGAGACCATCATAAACGAAGTGGCTCTGCTGCGCAATCGCTGGTTGGGCATCATGAAGGCTCTGGAAAGCAAGAACTTCATGATGGGGCATCTCATACGCCTCAAAGTGGCTGGCATGGAAGATTACAACCTCTAGCCAAAGCAGCATACATAATTCAAAGGAGTTATGTATGAAACGCATCGCTTTTGTGACAGGCATGACCGGGCAAGATGGCCCGTATCTGGCTCGATTCCTCCTGGAGCGAGACTACCGTGTTTACGGGCTGATCAAACGATATAGCAATCCCAATCTGGACAATCTCCGTTGGTTGGGTATCGAGGATGATGTAGAGCTGATCACCGGGGATATAACCGACGATGGCTGCATGAATCATCTCATGCGTAGCCTACGCCCCACAGAAGTGTACAATCTAGCAGCCCAGAGCTTCGTGGGTGTGAGCTGGGATCTCAACAAGCTCACCACAGAAGTAAACTGCATGGGTCCGCTCAACATCCTCAACGCCGTACGTCAACACAGTGCCGAAACACGCTTCTATCAGGCGTCAACCTCGGAGATGTTCGGCAACAGCACTGGTGGACGTCAGAACGAAAGCACACCCTTCCATCCTCGCAGTCCCTATGGTGTGAGTAAGCTCTATAGCCATTGGATGACTCGCAATTTCCGGGAGAGCTATGGGCTTTATGCCTGTTCGGGTATCTTGTTCAATCACGAAAGCCCCCTGCGCGGCCGGGAATTTGTTACACGCAAGATCACTGATGCCGTGGCACGCATCAAATTGGGACGAGCCGACGGCATCAGTTTGGGCAATCTCGATGCCCAACGAGACTGGGGGTTTGCCGGCGATTTCGTAGAAGCCATGTGGATGATGCTGCAACAGCCCCAGGCCGACGACTTCGTTATAGCCACGGGCACACAGCACAGCATCCGTGAACTACTAGATGTGGCATTCCACCATGTGGGCCTGCCGCACTGGAGCCAGTATGTGACATCGGATCCCAGATTCAAGAGACCGGCGGAATTGCATAGCCTGTGTGGTGATTACAGTCGCGCCAACACTGTATTGGGATGGGCGCCACGTGTGACCTTTGAGCAGATGATTTGCGACATGGTGGATGCGGACCTAGATCGTTTGCGCTCTTAGCAATCTTGCCAGAGGTAAACCAGTGGCAATCTCTGCGGTGGTCCATTCAGTGTGACAGAGATCAACCAACCAGGAATCTCTGTCGGGGCGCTGGGGATTTTCAATCTGCGTCCAGTCAAGGTTGCCCACGGGTGCAGCCAGGCTGGAAGCATCGCAGAACAAGGGCACTCCCTGTAGCACAGCATTTACACCGGCACCGCTGTTCACATTGATCACTGCCCAGGCCTGGGCTAGGCTGGCTCCCAGATCAAAATCATCATAGGTATTGGCCAATTTCTTTGGCTGTTCGATCTGGCAACCCAGAGGAACTCGCATGCTCTGTCGAGGATGCTGGCGCACACGTATCGCACGATCGCTGTGATCTCGCAACTGGTCCACAGTACGGCTCAACCAGGTTTGTATGTCGGGCATGTGAGACCATTGTTCGCTGTCGTGTCTTTGTAACACAATCACTATGTCACGTCCGGGACGCCGCCAGGGCGTGACATTTATCCCCAATCGTGAAGGACGTCTGAGATCCAATTCAGTACCCCAATAGGCCTGGCTGCCTAGGCCGTTCATGCCCATCTTCCAGGTGTGCCCACGCCGTAGCGACCCCACTTCCAGCACAATCACTGGTCGCCCACTGGACCTATAATGATTCCATACGTCGCGATTGGGCTTCATACGCCCGGCCCAGACCAGGCTCCAGATCACAGCTATGTCGGCATCCATGGCATGATCTACCACGCTGTGGCCCAGTCTTGCGGCGCCAGCAGAGAATGCCTGCCAAACTGGTGGGCTGTTACGTGCACCCCATTGATTGAAAACGCCGATACGCATAGTAGAGTAAATAATTATCACTATGTACAAAGTCAATGAAGTTTGGTGGAGTCCCGAACCTCCCGACGGGTTTTTCAGCCTGCGCCTGGAGCCCACTGTGGATATCCAATATCAGCAGCGTTATCGTTATTGGGTCTATCGCAACATTCCACGGCGTCGGACCATGATCGACGTGGGCGCCAATATAGGCATATTTGCCCGGCCCAGCGCTCAGATATTTGAGCGCGTGATCTGTTTTGAGCCAGTGGAATCCAATTTTGCCGCGCTCCGGCTCAATTTGGGCGGATTGAGCAATGTAGAAATACATCAGATGGGCCTGAGCGACCGAGCACAGCGCG